ATGTATCAACTTCTCGAGCGCCTTACGCAGCCAAGTGACCAACACGTCACGGGCGGTATGTACAACATGTTGCGCAAAGTTAAGCGCACTGGAAACGCTAAGCCACCTTTCTATCTTCGTGAAATGATTCACCACAACGACACAGAGCTTCGTAACTTCTGGTTGCGTCTTCTCGGTACGTTGCAAACGATGGTTGAAGTTGAAAATCGTTTGAATGACGGTGAAGACCACCATTTAGTCGCGTATCCCACTCCTACAAGCACGTGCGCTTGGGACTGCGACTTTCGAGCAGTGTGCCCACTGTTCGACGATGGCTCCCACGCAGAGGGCCTAATTGAATCTGCGTACCGAGTTCACAACCCATATGAAAGATACCAGACAGAGGTGACACTATGACGCAAGGCGTCAGTATGCTAATTCACGGCTTAAGCAAGAGCGGTAAGTCGTACTTTGGAGACTCGGCGCCTGCGCCACGTCTCATTCTCGACGCTGAAGGTGGCGCAAGCACTCGCTTCACGGGCTCATCGAAAGTTGTGTGGGACCCGATGCGTGATGCGCCTCCTGCGTATGACGGTACGTGGGAGACGTGCGTTGTATACGTTCGTTCATTCCAAGACGTCCAACGTGTGTACGATTGGTTGAACTCAGGCAAGCACTCATTTCAAAGCGTCGTAATCGACTCGCTTTCAGAAACGCAACAGCGTTGCATTGACGCTCTCGTAGGCACAGACCAGATGAAGACGCAAGACTGGGGCGACTTGCTTCGCAAGATGTCGGCTCTCGTTCGCTCTTACCGTGACCTCATTATTCACCCGACCAACCCATTGCAAGCGGTAATCTTTGTCGCTATGACGCGTGAGTTTAACAACGTACGACGCCCGTACGTTCAGGGCCAACTTTCTAACACACTGCCTTACTACGTCGACGTCTGCGGTTACTTGTGGACGGAGCTCGGAGAAGACGGTGTCGTTAGACGGCGTTTGTTGTGTGCACCGCACAGTGCTTTTGAGGCTGGCGATCGCACTGGCAAACTTGGTAATGTTATTGACAACCCGGACGTCATCACCATGTTGGAGATGATATACGGTGGCAATAACTAACGCATCAAAAAATAAAACACTTAGACTCTTAGAAGGAGTAGACGTATGACAACTTGGGGCGACCTTTTGAAGGAAGCAGGCACCGTAACGCAGGGGTATGACCCACTGCCCAGCGGTACCTATGATGTAACGGTCGAAAAGGCCGAACACAAGATTGCGCAGTCGGGCAAGTCAATGTTCGAAGTGCAGTTCAAAGTAATCTCGGGACCGCACGCGAATCGCTTCGTGTGGAATCGCTTTGTAGTCGTACCTGACAGCCCTCGTGCTCTCGCGTACTTCTTCTCGAACATGCGTGCACTCGGCCTCGACTCTGACTTCTTTGCAGCATCACCAAGCGATGACGTTGTTGCCTCGGCACTCGTTGGTCGCACCGTGACGATTGAAGTCGGTCAGACTGAATACAACGGCGCACTGCGTAACGAAGTCAAGAAGGTGCTCGCGTCGAAGGGCGCAACTGCAACGGTCGCTGCACCTGTCGCTTCTGCTCCTGCCGCTCCTGTGACGCCTATGAGTGCACCAGCACCCACGCCCACCTCAGCGCCTGTTGCACCTGCCGCACCGTTCTAACGAGCAAACGTGAAAATCGCAATTTACGAACCGGAGCCACGCATTTGTGGGCCGCTTACGTATGCGTATCACGTCAAGGCGGGTCTTATCGCACTTGGTCACGAAGTAGACGTAGTCTCCTTCACTAAGTCCGGTAAGGCCCGCGTCTCGTGGGGCACACCTAAGCCTGGCGCACGTTGGTGGTTGAAGCCAATTGACCGTGTCGATAAGAACTCAAACGCAATCTCAGTGTTGCAAGAATACGACATGGTTATTCTTCCTGAGATTCGCAATCCCTCTCACGACAAAGAGGCATTGAAGGAAGAGACTGTCCCGCTTTACGTTGACGCACTTGTGAAAGCCGGTGTGCCTTGGACAACTGCGTTGCACGGTACGAATTATGGTGAGAAGGAGACGGTGTTCACTGAGCAACTTCTCGCATCGCCAACACGTGGCAAGACGCTTGTCACGGCAAGTTGGTCATCAGTCGAATCGTCACCTTTGTTTAAAGACATCGATTGGGCGTTTGCGCATCTGCCTTACGTTCCTACGTTTGATGTTGACGCTGACATCCCTCGAGACCCGCGTACTGTGGGCGGAATGGGTCGCTTCATTTGGAATAAAGGCCAGCACATTGTAGCGATGGCTGGTGCATTTCTTCCTGAAGACGTCACAGTAGAAATCTGGGGCGCGTGCTCAATTGGAATGTCTGCGTCTCCTACGTTCGTTGTGTACGAAGAATTTGTGCGTAAGGGCGAGTGGGAAGGCAAGCGCTTTGGCCCTGACGGGACCGATGGCAACGTCATTCAACCGTACAATTGGGAAGCACGTCTCCCAGGTCACGCAATGGTGAAGTACTTGGGCAATTATGACAAGCCGCTTCAAACAGCGTCACGCATGGTTGCACACGCTGGTTTGACGTCGGGCAACTTCTCTCGAGGGCTTGTCGAATTCTCAACGCTTGAAGCGATGGACGCCGGCGCATTCCCTATTGTGCCTAAGCACTTGTCGGACCCTGAGTTCGAAATGTTTGTGCTGCCTACGTACGAGAATGCATTGTCATTCGCAAAGCTTCGCGTCGATGATTCGACGGTGCGTGAACTCGCAAGCATGTATGAGAAGTGTCTCGATGTGTGGCAGAATGAAGCAGAACGTAAGCGTATCGTTCAGCACAACCGTGAAGTGATTCGCAAGCGCAATAACGTAGTTGCAATTGCACAAACGTTCGTTGATTCGGCGATGTCATGAGCGCATGGGAGTGGCTAAAAGAAACTCGCACGCTTCAAATTGAAGCGTATGGGAAAGACCCTTCTGCGCTCACGGGCGAAGAACTTGCGGACTTCGTTCTTTGGAATCACGTCGCTCTAGTCGACGAAATGAGCGAATTCCTCGGTGAAATTCAATGGAAGCCGTGGGCAAAGCCTCGCGGCGGCGCAAATCGAGATGCAGCAATCGGTGAACTTATTGATGTTGCTCACTTTCTCGCAAATCTCGCCGTCGCGATGGGATGCACTGATGAAGAATGGGTGCGCCGCTATAAAGCGAAGATGGAAATCAACGCAAAACGTCAGCGAGATGGCTACGACAATAAGAACAAATGTCAAAAATGTCGACGCGCACTCGATGACGTCGCAGTTAAGTGCACATCTGAACGATGTGTAGAGGAGCAATAATGAGCAATACGTTTCGATTCGTCGACGTTCACGGGTTCGCTGGAGGTCTTTCACTAGGCGTCCAACAAAGTGGCTTTGAACTTGTCGGCAAGAAAGAAACGAAGGGTGGCTTTGGCGCACCGAACATGGAAGCCAACCGTCACATTCTTGGAAATAATTGGGAGACTGAAGTCGAGTCGTACGAAAATTGGACGCCAATTGACGCTGAGCTCGTCATCGGTAATCCACCGTGCAGCGGCTTCAGTTTGCTCTCGAGCAAGTCGTTTCGAGGTGTGAACTCGCGCGCAAATGCATGCATGTGGGGAATCACTGAGTACGCTGCGAAGATTGCGCCTCCCATCTTTGCGTTTGAGTCCGTGCAAGGCGCATTTACGCAAGGCCATGAACTGATGGTTGACTTGCGTGCTCGTCTTGAAGAACTCACGGGCGCAAAGTACGACCTCACTCACGTGTTGCACTCTGCTCGTTCGATGGGCTCACCTCAAATGCGTCGTCGCTATATGTTCGTCGCTCACCGTGTGCCATTCGGCGTAGAAGAGCCTCAGCCTCGCGAGTTGCCTAACGTCTGGGACGCAATTGGCGACTTGTCGGGTCTTCAACTTCAATGGGAAGCGCAGCCGTACGTTCACGATGCATTTTCAAAGTGGGCAAAGTCAAAGCGCAATAAGACAAAAGTAGACGGTCACGTCACTCTCGACATTCCTCACACTCGTCGCGTCAAGGAGTTGTTGGCCACCGGCATGTGGGACCAAGGTATGGACCTCGGTAAAGTGATGCGTCGTCTCGATGATGAGAACATTGAATGGCCTGAGTTTTACGAACGTCGTCACGCGCACTTTCAAGGCAACGGTTACAACTTTGGTTTCACGCAACCGTATCGTTTGCGCGCTGATTACGTATGCCCAGTCATCACGGGTGGGGGTCTCGACTTGCTCATTCACCCAACTGAAGACCGCAACATTACGCACCGCGAAGTCGCGCGTCTCATGGGTTACCCAGACAATTGGAAGATTGAGCCGCTTCGCGATTACAAAGCATTGCGTTTGACGTGGGGCAAAGGCGTCACTGTTGACGTTGGTCGTTATTTTGGCGAATGGTTGTACAAGTCGCTTGACGGTACGCCTGGTACGTACACTGGCGAACTTATTGGTGACCGCGAACGTCTCATCAATGTCACTCAAACGTGGAAGAAGTTTGAAGAGTAGTAACACCTTCGACTAATATTTCGAAGACACTAAAGTGAATTGGGGGCCCTTGATTGGGCCCTCAATTCCTTTTATTGTAAGGTTTTCAAAGATTCTTTAAGAATAGTGTCACACGGGTACAAATTATTGTTATAGTGATTCTGTCTGGTAATTCAACCGGGCAGGACGAAAGGACACAACATGAAGGCAAGCGAAAAGCAAATCGCATTCATTGAGAAACTCATCAGTGAGCGTATCCGCATTACCCTCAACGAGAAGGACACTGAGTTTCTCTCAAACATTGAAGCAGCGTATCAGCGCGTTCGAGCACAGGACCAACTGACGATGCACGGCGCAAGTTGGGTAATTGACGCACTGCTTAGCATTTCAACGAAGATTGCGGACAAGAAAGTTGAAGTCGAGCAGTCAGCACCAAGCATCCCACTTGGGACGTACACCGTCGTACTCGGTGAGAACGACTATGTCACGCTTCGCGTAGGCATTGCAACGTTCACTGAAGAGAAGCGAATCATGGTGTCATATCTCTCAGGTGCAGACAACGAAAACTCGTACACGGGCTTTGCATTCGTCAACGCCAACGGCATTAAAGTCTGGGGCAAGTTCGCAGGCAACGAGCGTCTTGCACACGCCGCAAAAGTGCTCTTCGCAATCGCACAGACTGAGGCGGGTCTCGGTCAAGCGCATGAAGAATTCCTCAAGCACGCTGAAGCGTACGCAATTGCAAGCGGTAAGTGCGCACGTTGTAATCGCAAGTTGACGGTGCCTGCGTCACTGCACCGCGGTCTTGGCCCTGAGTGCGCTAACAAGGAGGGTCTCTAATATGTGGCTCGTTACGACAATCGGCTTCTTCTCTGCAACAATTTCGAATGTAGACGGGAGCGTGCAAATTCGAGCACGCGACCGTCAAGACCTCGAAAATCTCAAAGAGAAGTACGCACCAGAACTCAGTGACATCATCGAAACGTACACGGCGGATTACCCATTCCGTGCGCTATGCACTCGAGAAGAATTCCCCTCAATTCTCGCTCGCATCGGTGCAGATGTCGACTACAGCAACTTCAAAGACGAAGTGTACAAAAAGCAAGGCGAAAAGCGAGCACGGCTTTACGGAGACGTGTGGACGACGCTTCTCGCTCTCGAAACGAAAGAAACGGCACAGAAGCGTGCAAAAGTTAATGGTGTCCTTGACGTCACGGCACCAGAACTTCTCATTGGCGACAAAACGGAGTGGGGCATTGTAGCGTCAATCGTTTCTACTCGTGGCAATGTATCGACTACTGTGACGTTCGAAGACGGTTCGACAAAGACGTTCAATAAGTTTGAACGCATCATTGTACTTTGATTGTGCAAGGTGTTAGAATGAGTTATACACAGGACGAAGGGACGCATATGAAAAGCACTGTCGAGACTTGGAAGGGTCTCATTCCGGGTGACATAGTCACGGTCACTGAAGCACCCGGTTCATACAAATTCATTAACGCAACAATTAACGCCGAGACTGGTGAAACTTTGTGGGTCACCGTCATTGGCGGGCGTAAAGGTCGATCGTTAACACGTATGTTCACTGAAGAGCGTATTGTGTTACCGAAAGAAAAGGCTCTGCAAAAGCAGAGGTCAAACCGTGGCATTGCCACAGAAGGAGAAGGACAATAATGTTGCCAACACTTAAAGGCGTCGCAAAAGTCGCCGAAGGTATTACCAGCATCAGCGAAGCACTCGAGCGTAACGGTCTCAACTGGTCCGTTGAAAAGCGCCCGACGTTCTACATGAAGGACAACGGCACTCCAGCGCCAATGACTTCGTCTTACGCCACTCTTCGCAGTGACAACGAGGCGTATCTTGGCCGTGTCGGTGGGGACTACGTTCCAATGAGCAACGCAAACGCACTCGCTCACGTGGACGCACTTCTCATCTCAGGTGCAGCAACACTCGACACTGTGTTCGAATTAAAGGGCGGTAAGCGCGTTGGTGCAACGTTGAAGTTGAACGAAGGCATCAACATTAAGGGTGAAGACTTGGTCGACATGTACATTACGGTGACGACATCGCACGATGGCACCCGAGCAACTCGCACGGACATCACGCCGATTCGTCTCTTCTGCACAAATCAGTTGGCACTCATCAGTCGCACCGCGAAGCAGTCGTGGTCAGTGCGTCACCTCTCAACGATGGAAGAAAACTTAAAGTTCGTCGAAGAAGAGTTGCAAGAAATCACCGGCTACGCTGAGTGGTTCGAAAGCACGGCTAACGCACTCATCGAGAAGACGCTCACTGAAATGGACTTGCAGCAGATTCTTGGCGCGTCACTCGACTTTGTCAAGGAGAAGGACAAGAAGGCGAAGATGATTAGCGAAATCACCGACGTCTTTAAGTACAGCAATCTCATCGGTGAGCAGTTCAAGGGCACTGCATGGGCTGGGCTGAACGCAGCGACTGAGTACTTTGACCACCACCGCAACTACCGCACGGCTGCTGCTCGTTACGCAGCAATCACGTCAGGAGTCGGTGCTCGAGTGCGCAACAACGTCTCAGAGAATCTCATTCTTCTCTAATGACGGTACGTCTAAACGTTTTGTTCAACGGGTCGCCAGACGAAGGTGAGCAAACGTTTCGCGAAGTTGTGGGAATGGGGTACGAACGTATCCCATTCTCACGCTTCGTGCGTTGGCGTCTCGCAAGCAAGAGCGCAGACATTTGGTCAATGGACATTGACGTTTTGCCACTCGATAGGCCAAGGGTAATCTATTTGCTCACACCGTTGAGTGTCTCTAATGAGGACGTAGAAGCCTCAATGCGGGACATAACTCACGCGAACGGGCTACCTTTAAGGCTAATGGGCGAAGAGACGTTGAGTGAAACACAACGCATTGAGATGAAGCACAATTGCGTAGATGTGTGCGACCGTGTGTTCGTAGTAAATTCAAATGAAACAATCGATGATGAAACGCAAAGCATCATCGATATCGCAACAGACACGGGTAAGAAAGTTTCTTACCTTAAGTATTAGGAGACGACATGTCAGAAGACACCAACATTGAAGAAGTAGCACCGGCTCTCGAGAGTTCGCTTGACAAAGCGTTGAAGCGCGCCGAAGAAAAGGCGCAAGTGAGTGTCGTAGAAGAGACGGTTGACGAAGAGTCTTCAGAAGAGCGTCCTCCAATGGAGTGGCCGCTTCCCGTCTATCCATTGGTTGCCATGTTCGACGTACAAAAGGTTGACTTAGAGGACCAACAAGCGCTTGTCATCGCTTTGTACACGGGTGCTGGAGCGTCATTTGGTCTCGTCACGCGCGATGGTGCGTTGGCCCTTGCAAAGCGTCTCAAGCAAGTCGCCAATACGGTCGTTGAAGTCAAGAAGTAAGGAGCAAATGCAGCAGAATAACCGCAGAGCAAATTCCCGCTAGCACACCGATAGGCAATACGTCTCGCCTGAAGTTTAGGCTCGGCTCGAATGCATTGACGGCGGAACGCTCGCACAAGTGAAACGACCTAGGTCAAAGATAGACCACACTAAGGAGTAACAACATGCGAAAAAGTACGATCGCAAAATGGACGTTTGCAACAGTTATGTTAGCGACTGTAACCGTCCCTCAAATCGCAAGTCAAGCGACAACTAAGACAACTGCAGTGACAACAACGACAATTAAAGTTGCACGGCACATTATGAAGAAAAAGATGTATGTCCCTCTTGTCTCAGAGACAATGATGGCGATGTGGCGCAAAGTAAACATCTGCGAAGAAGGTGGGCGTTGGAATGTGCGCGGGTCGCTTTATTCAGGTGGACTCGGCATCACTAACGCAAATTGGATTGCGTTTGGCGGTGAAGCGTTATTCGGCCCAGCATGGGCTGCGACGCCAATGCAACAAGTTTTTATCGCGGAACGAATTCAAAAAAGATTGAGTGCTGGCGCTTACGTACCCGACCAATATGGATGCGGACACGGTTGGTAAAATAAGAATGTGCATCACGAGATGCGCAGTACATAAATAGCACGGAATGGAGATTCACGCTATGACAGTTGAACTAGACAAAGAAACAATCGCATACCTGAGCCGCCTAATCAAGCGCGGTGGGCATCAAGGCGAGCAAGCGCGTGATGTGCTTAAAGCTGCGGGTCTTTCCGACAATGACTTCATCGCAAAAGAAGAAGAAGAGCGCGACTCTCACGGACGTTGGACCAGTAGTGGCACACGTGCAGCGGCATCACAAGCAAGTGCTGCAGCGTCTTCTGCGTCGGCAGAAACAAAGGAAACTCGAAGTCGCGAGTTCAATCACAATGACGTCAGTAGAGGCGGTGCGGAAGAGTTTGCAAAAGCGTTAGACAAAAGTGCTGCAGCGCATATGGCAGCAGCAGATGCGTGGCGTGAACATGCGAATCAGTTGCGCAGTGAAGGAAAAAACGCAGAAGCACGCGCGGCTGAAACGGTAGCCAATAAGCACGAAGCGGCTGCCGAAAAGCACACGCAAGTATCGAAAGACTTCTCAGGTTGGTCGCGTGGCGTTGCTACGTTCACTCAAGGATACACGCGAGGCGTTGCTAGTCGGCAACCTGACACTGTCGATTGGCGAGTCGGTGAGCAACTCGACAAGTACAACGCAAAATACGGCGCAAATAAATGACGCTTAACATCACACCTGAATACCGTGCATATCTCGAAGCACAAGTAATGCGAGGCGGAGAGCGAGGTGCATCCGCGTCTTTGATTCTTATGAAGTATGACCCAGACCAAGCGCGAGACTCAAACGGAGAGTTTGCAAGCGGTTCGTCAGGCGGTGGTTCGCGCGAAGACCTCACTGGAAAGTACACACCAGCCGACTATGGCGCCGACCCTAAGTTCACTGAAGAAGTTAAAATGGCGCAAGAAGCAATGAAGAACGGCGTTACGCCTGAAGAATTCAAGACAAAAAATGTAGCAGAACAAATTAAAAACGCTACTGGAAGAATTACTACTAGCCCATTCCTTGACTTAAATCAACGTAGAGACACAGCTTCTGGGCACCGTGCTGCAGCCGGCGCACTTCGCGAAGCTGCAAAACTTACGTCTGACGCAGGTAAAAAAGCGGAGTTTGAACGCGCTGCAAGTTTGCATGATAAAGCTTATGAGGCGCACGGGAGAGTTTTTATAAAGCAAGACTCGGGCGTCAGTGATATGACTAAATACGAACGAAGCGCATTTAACGCAACTCAAAAAGCGATGGATGCAACAAAAGGTCTAATGTAGTGTCAAACGAATACGAAAACTATCTTGAAGCACTCGCCATTCGCGGCGGGTCTGAAGGTCTCGCGGCCCAGGAGCAACTGGAAAAGCTCCGTGACGCTGAAGTCAAGAAGTCTAACGAAGATGAAGCACGTGACGAGCATGGACGTTGGGTAAGTGGCGGCGGCGGCGATTCAAGTAAAGAACACGCTGAGGCGATGACTAAAGCCGCGAACGAAGCAGAAGCTAAAAGTAAGTCGACTACTGACCCTTTAAAACGCGAATCATTGCGCGGTCAAGCGAATGCGCTACGCGAAGCAGCGGCTGAGCGCGTTGCTGGTGGACACATTGATTACGTTGGAAAACAAAAAGAAGCGGATGCCGCTGAAAAAGAAAGTATGTACAACGGTCGATCGACGCAAGGCTCAGCGTATCATGGTGGACGCTCAGACGGATACGCATATGCGAAACAAATTGCGTCAGACGGACATCGTTAACGTTAGTCGTTCAAAGAAATAGTAAGAAAGCAAAATGAAAAACATTACGCCTGAATACCAAGCTTATCTTGAAGCACTCGCTCTTCAAGGCGGTGCGCAAGGTCTCGCTGCGCGTGAAACGCTTGAAAAAGCAAAGACCGACTACGACAACATCATCTCCGATCGTAAAGGCGACCCAGCAAATGAAGACCTTTACAACGTTGTGATTCGCGAAGCAAAAAAGAAGTTTGATGTGTACCCGTCAGCGGTTGCAAATGCTTGGGTCGTTCAAGAATACAAAAAACGCGGTGGAACATACGGCCCCGTAAAGAAAGCGGAAGTCGCAGTCCCTGAGGGCCACACTGTTGAAGACGTATTGCGTCACGATAAAGGCCATGACGATTGGCACGCATCGCACGGTGACCAACCTTGTAAAGATGAAGCAGACTGCGCACGTATGCGTGCAACGTATAAGTCATTTAGCGCAACGCTCGTCAAAGAAGAAGAACGCGATGAGCACGGACGTTGGACCAGTGGTGGCAGAGAAGCGGCGGCTCAAAATCTAATGGACCAAGCGAAATTTGTCGGTGAAATGGCTAAGTCGAACGATGACAAAGCTTACGGCATGATTGAAGGACTGTCTCGCGGCGCGCAAATAATTAGAACGTCTGAAAATCCGTCTGCTGAAATCGACAAAATTCGCTCAGGAATTAGCAGCACTGTCTCATCACACGAGCCGTACGGGTCTAATGAGCACGGACTTGACATTGGCTTACAACGAGCACAAATGCTAATTCCCAATTCACCTGAAAGTCAGGTTGACACGTCTAAGTTGAGCCAACTGCTTGGACAAAAAAATCCTGGGAATAACGCGTACGACGGACCAATGCTCGCGCGTCATCTAGCAGAAGGCGACACAATCAAAGAAATGGGAATGATGCGCAGCACCGGTGTCGTGACGTCAGTCACGCATAATGGTGACGGCACTTTGACTGCTCAGTTTAATCGACCAGACGGTTCGTACGGCGGCTTTCAGAATTACGGTTTGACGGATATTGTTCGAGTTAATCGTTCAATGAAACAATAAGAATAGCGTGATGAACACGGACGTTGTCAGTGTCGATCGCTCAAAAAGTAAAACGTAATAACGCATTAAAAAGAGGCATGATGAAAGACACGCAAAAAATAAAAGAGTGGCCCGAAAGCTATTTTCCACTTTATTTTCGAGTGATGAACGAAAATAAAGTGCGTCTTCGAAAAAATAGCGTAGTGAACATCACGCCATCGAAAAACATCATCGACTATTTTACGCATGAAAACGTTGAAACGTTTGTTTGCGATGATAAGTCAATGGTGAAACTTCTTGCGCCTGCGGGCACGTATCACATCACTGCAATTTTGCGTGACGGTACACTCTTTGAAGACGATTACGTTGTCATGGACCCATTTACTTCTTCAATTACAGAGACGTTCCGTGACGGGCAACCGATTATGTTTCGTCCTGGGCGATGGGATCGCTACATCCTCAAAGAAAACAGTTACAAACTTCTACCAATTGAAGGCGTGGTTATGGACCTTGGCGCTCACATCGGCACATTTACGCGTGACGCGCTTACGCATGAAAGTGTGACGAAAGTTATTTCATACGAACCTGACAACACAAACTTTAAGTTTCTTACAATGAACGTTACGTCGCCTAAAGTAACGTTAATTCACGGTGCTGTAGCAAATGAAGTTGGAGAGCGAACACTTTATTTAAGCTTAAAAGGTGAAGGTGGCGGGTCAGGTCTGCACAGTCTCATCCGTGCAACAACGAATAGAGCTCCCATCACGGTGAAAACGTATGACTTTCGCGAAGAACTTGAGAAGCATCAACCGACTACGCTAAAAATAGACATTGAAGGCGCAGAACGAACGTTCTCTTTTAAAGATTTGCCGTCATCATTGCGTCACATTGCCGTTGAATTTGAGTTTGAACCTGAGATGGAAGAACAAACACGAGACATTGAAGCGCAAGGTTTTCATATTCTTCAAGCGACAAAAGGTTGGGCAAAACTTCGCGTTTGGACGAGAGATTAACGTGGATGACGCGCAACTCCCTCTCGATAAGCGAGGGCGCCCTAATCGTTCTTACTTAGGTCATACAAGCGACATCATTCCCACACCGTGGGAGAATGAAGGTGCGTATCTTGAGCCTGGTGCACCGCGTCGTTTCCCATTGCGTTCAGTTCGTACGTACGCGCAAGAGAAAGAACGTCGTCGTTTAGCGCAAATTGAAAATGCTGGACGGTGCCAAAGTCGAGCAAACAAATATGATGCATGGTGTCGCAAGTGGCCGATGAATGGGCTTGACGTATGTCGCTTTCACGGTGGGAAGTTTGCTCACTCAAAGAAAGCCGCAGCGCGCAATGTTGCAGAGCAGAAGTTGAAGCAGCAAGCGCAGAAGATTCTTCGAAACACGAAGTAGAATGTATATATGCGTACGCGTGATAACTCAACTATCATCTCTCTTCGTGTTGAGAAAGCGTTGCACCGTGAATTCACTGCGCTGTCAACAGAACTTGGCGCTTTAACGCCTCGTAAATTGCGCGAAGCGTATTTGCAACAACTCAAAGAAATGCGCGTGCAAGTGAATGAAAAGCGTGCGCTTCACGGTCGTCCCACATGGGAAGAAGAATTTGGCACGCAGAATGTCGAAGCTTAAGGCTGCACTCGAACAAGCACGCGGCATTGTAAAGTACAACGCTGACGAAGAACGAGATAGTCACGGTAGGTTCGCGGGTAGTGGTGGCCAAGGAATACCATCTCACTCAGAGTTGATGAGCATGGAGAGGGTTTCAGGGCCTCTTGGGAGCCAAGGCGGTGAGTGGCGTAAGGACGCTAACGGCCAGCAGTATCTCGTTAAGCCGCTTATCGATGAGAAGCATGGACAAAACGAAGTCGCTGCTGCTGCGGTGTATCACGAAGCAGGCGTACGATTCCCTAACACGGGCGTAGTCAAAGACGCTAATGGAGACTCTTATCTCGTCAGTCAAAAGATTGATGGGCTCACTCAAAAGAGCGCCGGTGCGTGGCGACGCGACCCAGAACTTCAAGCGCGCGCAGCACACGACTTCGGCACTGACGCGTTGCTTAGTCACTGGGACGTGCACGGCTTAGAAGCAGACAACACTCTCGTTGCGCAAGACGGTACGCCTACTCGCATCGAGTCAGGCGGTGCGATGGCGTATCGTGCGATGGGCGGAAACAAAACGACATTCTCCCCTGACGCTGAATGGGTTGAACCGTCATCAATGCGTACGTCTGACCAAGGCCAAGCGATGTACGGAAACATGACTGATGCGCAAGCGGCCGATTCTCTCGAGCGTGCTGGCAACATCAATCTCGATAACGTTCAATCACGGTGGGATGCGATGGGCATCCCTCGTTCAGTGTCTGACCCGTGGATGCAAACACTTCAAGCGCGACAAGCGCAAATTCCTGCGTTAGTTGCGTCATTACGCGGTGCAAGTAAAGCGTTAAGCGCGTTGAAGCAAGCACGGGCGCTTCTCAAATATGATGAGAATGAAGCGCGTGGTGAAAAGGGAAGATGGGTTGCTGGTGAAAATACTGGCGCGCATATTGAAGACCTTGCACAAAGTAGAAGTTTCATTAATCGCTTTCACGACTCTAAAGCAACAAATGTCGCTAGAGGAATCAGCGAAGGCAAAATTAAAGTCGTCTCTGCAACGCATGAAGGTAATACAAGTCACATTGTCACGGCACAAGGTACATTACACGTTACGCGCAATGGTAAAGAAGAATGGGCTGGACACTTCTTTCCGAAAGGAATGCCAACTGAATCTGGCACTGGACGAGTCGTATTCTCTGGGAAGAACGTAAGCGGCCTAACAGGACCCGAGCAACTCGCATTGACTGGGTACAAAGGTGGAATGTTCGTAAACATCAATAATGAATTGCGCGGTACGGGCAAGCAAGAATTAAGTGAATACGATCGACAACGAGTAAAAGAAAGCATTACGCAAATCGATCGTATGATGCAACGTTCACCGCTACCTGAAGCGCAAACAGTGTACCGTGGTGTTGCGGGAAAACTTCTTCAAGGCTTAAAAGTCGGCGACTCATTCACTGATAAAGCATACTCGTCTACGTCACTTTCAAGAAACGTTGCTGAACGTTTTTCTGGCGGTACACGCGGGAGTGTGCTCGAGGTTTCTCTACCTATTGGGACGCGTGGTATTGAGTTCACGGGTGGGAAACTTGGAAAAGTTGAGCAAGAGATTCTAGTCGACAGAAACACTACATACACTGTGACGTCAATTTCTTCTGACGGCACTGTTCACGTGAAGGCTTCACAATGAGTGACAATTACTTTGTATGGGACGATGAAGATGTCGTTATTCATCGTAATGAAAATGCCACCGAAAAGTCTTTAATGGATGCGTCTCGCGCTGATCGTTTTGCTTGGAGTGAAGATGACATCACTTCTAAAAATAAAGACGCAAAAAAATCGCTAAGCGTTCTTATTGAAGAAGCACGGGCAATTTCTAAATACAACCCAGAGCAAGAGCGCAACTATCACGGGCGTTTCGCTAGCGGCACGAGCGAAGAAACGACTATGATACATCAGTCTGTCTTTAACGGTGCGACACTCGAGCAACTTGAAGAGAAGTACGGCAAAGATAACGCAGAAGTAGAAAAAATTGGCAACGCTATTGACGCATGGACGTGGTCAAGAGACACTTCAACTAACATTCGAAATGAGTTCTCTGCAATGCAACGCGGCGAAACAACGAAATCGAATGAAGGCGTCAAAGAAATCGCTGACACATTCGCAAGACTGCTAAGTGCAGCGCCACCAGTGGGCGAAATGTATCGCGGAATGTGTTTAAACTCGGAAGAAGCAGAGAAGTTTCTTCAGCAAGTGTATCAAGGACACGTTGACATCGGTCTTTCATCATTTTCGAAAGAGATGACTATTGCGGATAGATTCTCTGGGCTTGGCTTAAACGCAGATGAATTAGCGGGTCGCACGCCGTTTCGAATTACCGTTGAAGGTGGTGCGCGAGGCATTGACATTTCTGCGATGAGCCAATTAAAATACGAAAAAGAAATCGTTTCAGCGGGTCGTTTTGAAGTATTACAAGACAAACTAGGAGAGAATGGACAACACTTCATTCGTTTAAGGCAGGTGCAATGACAAAGATTAGTTGGATACCGAAAGACTGGAACCCCACGGTCGACATGCCTTCATTTGCAGAAATGCGTGAAGACATGCCGAAAGCAAATGAAGTGAATGACGCGGTGAAAGCCGTGCGCAGAGCGCGTAAAGTTTTGCGCGATAAAGAAGTAGAATAAACACATGAGTAAAGTACGTGCAAAAGACACGGGCAAGTATGGGAAGCATTCGACTGGACTAAGCGTTCAGCCGAGCATTGACCAACTTGACTTGCGCAGCACTACGCGCCCCGTAGTTAATAACTTTCAACGCGGTGAATTAGGACCAGACGCAGGACGAGCACGGGCGAACATGCCTGCGGAATCTCAAGGCCCAACCGTACCCACGTTTGGACCTGAGACACCTCCGCACCCACATGCCTGACTTTGAGTGTGCGGCAGGTTGCTCAAATAGAGGCGTAGAGGCCTCTCAAACCTTGACCATGTCACCCGTCCCACCCGAGGGATGGATTACCTTAGGGCTGGACATAGCGTCCGCTCAGCCTCCCTATCAGTTTAGGGACGGACGATATAGTGCGATTGTTTGCTCGCTTGATTGCGCAATCACGTTTTTGTCACGGCAAAAGCGATTGTTTGCGATGGATGTCACGCCTGCGGGTATCGGCTCAAACATTCACGTTCGTGAAGAAACGAGAAGCGACATCACGCGTCGCATCGGTGCGTTAATTTTGGAAGCGATCGATGAAATGCCAGATGATGGGCGTGCAGTTCTTATTCCGCTTGACCGTGAACGCGACCAATTGCATCGCAATGTTGCAATCGGCTTACTTTCTTTCGATACTCTCGAGAGCGACACGGAAGAGATCGCGGAAGCGTAGCGACTTCTTCTCTTCGTGCATAGGCACATGAAGCGCTTTAGCGAGAGAGTTTAACGTCACCATGTCATCGCGAGGCGATGGCTCAGTAATCATGTGCACCGCTGCGGCAGGCACCATCGCTGTCACGGTGCCTACTTGCGTATACGCCATTTGCGAGTTAATTGCGAAAAGAGCGCCGAGAGCGAATGCTCGTAACTGCTCTTCGTTAAACGAATCACATTCAATCTTCTCGAGATGTTCGCGAATGCTTGCGCGCAATTGTTCAACGGTGACTTGCGCAATGCCTGGGCCAGTTTGCTCCATCGCCATCGTAAACATGTAACGAATCACATCTACCATTTCATCGTAATTTGGCACTTCGTCCTCTTCATCTTCGATGTATTCGTTGAAGTCCGACATGAGACTATTCTACAAAGTCGGGATTGAGAATGTATCGAGTTGTAGCACGGCCGCCTTCATTATCAAGAGTGATGAAGGCGCCTTGCGATATAAGTTCATCAATCGCTGCGTCTGCGGCGGGTGTTGAATCATTCATTAGTTTCTTAATCTGTGACCGTGAATGCGGCTGGTCATTAGCGCGAAGTTCGTGAACAATGCGCGTTTTAATCGCACGCTTTTGATTGTCATACTGTTGCGATAGCGCACCGATAGGAGCAGATGACGGTACGTCAACAGTGATGTCGAGACGTGAACCGTTATCGCGTGGGTGAAATTTCACTGTCGCTGCGGACTCACCTTCACGGCCAACTTCACCGCCTCGGTCTTTCGCAATGACAAGATTGATGAAGCCGTCATTAGTGCGACTAAACGGCACGGTGCTTTCGACTGCGTATGCAGCGTGCAAACGTCCAAGCTTATCACCTGCGCCTCGAGCCCAACGACCACGACCTTCACCGTTTTTCGTAACGTGGTCAACGATAACGAGCGCTGCTTGCGGCTTAATGCCTCGCATGAGCCACCGTGCATGAGCGTACCACGCACCAACTTCTGCGTTGTCTTTTTCGTTTAGTCCAAGTTCGACGAGTGCGGGCGCCATCGTATCGACAATCACGAGAGACGGTTGCCATGCTTTAAGTTGTTGCTTCAACTTCAGCCATGCTAACTGACCTTTGCCCATGCCTTGCGGATTGAGGTAGCGAAGGTGCTCACTAACGAGTGACGGGTTGACGCCTAACGAAAGCAAACGCAACGCCATCGACTTACCGCCATCGTCTTCGTCATAGTCGAGATACGCAACAGTCTCGCCCGCTTCAATGCGTTCACGCACGAGATACAACGACACCCATGTCTTACCGTGACCGGGCTCACCGTAGATTGAGTGAAGACGTCCTGCATAGATGAGACACTTCCCATCGCTGCGACGCAACATAGACGGGTATTCGCGCTCAATCTCTCCGCCCGACATCAATGCGCCTACGTCAAACGGCTCAGCGGGGTCGCGGTCACCTTCATCTTCTTCGTCTTCATCTTCTGTCAAAGAGGTCAAATTATCCACAAAAGACGGGCCCTGAGATGATGTTGTAGGCCCTGCGAGAGCGGGGCTAATGGTATTTACTGGCGCTGACGCGGCTGTTTTTTGTGATTGCTTGGCAGCACGGGCGTCAGTCTTCTGCGCCCATGCAACGAGCATCTCGTTCAGTTCTTCTGGCGCGTCCCAACGCTTATAGCCGCGTTCAATCTTTTCATATGCGGTGCCAAGTGGGAAGTAGTCCGATTCAGTCTGGTCGGTCTTCTCCCACACTTGCTTGACAATGATGTACGCCGTGTCGATCGAATCGCCGCGAGCACGAAGAATGCCAGCGAGACGTGTGAAGCCGTCATCACGTTCGCCTAAGCGAAAGCCTTCTTTAACGAGCGTCTGAACGTTAAGTGATTGTGTTGTCTCGAGCTTAGCGCCCGTGCTTGTTGTCGATGATTGACGCTTCTCATTCGCAAGAATCGTGATGAGATCGTTCGATATCGCAGACAACGCTGCGCCGTCACGCCAATGATAAAAGTTGCCGCTCACGTGTTGAGACGGTGCTGCTACGATGTACCCACCATCAGCCCTAATGTCAACGCCTGGGAGCCAATTAGTTCTACTCGAGATGAGAGGTCGCGGGCCTGAGACGGGCCCTGGCCAGTCAAGGAGAATGTGAGAGCCGCCACCTCCTGTCGTCTGAATCTTTGTCGTAGGCAATTCAATGCCACGTGATGCGAGCCAGACCTTAAGCTCATATTCGCCGTCAACAATGTCATCACCGTTCTCACGAACGTCAAGGTCAAGAACAACGAGATTACTTGCGGCACCGGTCGCAATTGCGATGTTCATTTGCGGCGCTTGACGCGCCCACGCTTCAATCGTCCCTGTGTCGTTACTCGCGGACTTCAACCCATCGGGCACCATATAACCGATTGGGTGCTTGCCTGCGGCACGGCAATTCGTATCACCGCACGCACAACGTCCTTGAACGACCCACCAAATTGGGAGAACACGCCACCCGTGAGAAGCGTATTCGAGCGCGTATTCGAGAGAATTAGTAGGCATGATACGTTCTGCCGATGAGTGAATCATATGCGTCTTCCTGATGCGTCCCTGAGTTAATTACATTAACACTCAGCCGCGAATAATTACCGCGCTTTAAAAGAGTGTTAGGTGCTTTCCTCGAGACGACGGCGAGCACGAAGTTCACGGGACGTAGCGCGACGGTCTTTGATGTCGATGTTGATGAGACGTTTGCGCTGTTCTTCATTCATCCCTCCGTGAATGCCGTCAACGATGCGATTGTCGATTGAGTACGCGAGACACTCGTCAATGACGGGGCATCGAGCACAGTAGTATCCGGGATTGCCTACTTCATCTTTTACGACGAAGTCACTGATTGAAATGATGTCGTCTTCGGTTTCAATTTGTGGATAGAAAAGCGAAAAGCCGACGTCTTTGCATGCAGCGTCGTCTTTCCACTTTTCTGAGTTAGCGCTTTTTGCGCTCATCGTTATCCTGCGCTATTCAATACTTCGCTACACGCTTGCATCACGCCGATAACTTCACCCCACTCATCGAGTGTGCCATCGACAATGCGAACGAATATGGTGTCATCGTCCTCGTTAGTATACGTCTTAATTTCTGCAATGGCGGCGTCAACGGTTGACTTCACCATCTTTACGAACTTCATCGCTGCGGTCCATGACTCGAGAAACGTTGCGTTCATTATGTCTTGCTGACTCACGGCGTTGAGAATGTTGCGATCGACAACGTGCCCTGCGTCAGTGAACTTCTTTAAGTTTGCGTGCGCAACGTTCGCTTCGTGACGGTGCAAATCACGCTCAACCTCTAACGCCATAATGTGATTGCGCATCGCTTTTTTTGAGTTTTTACGCGGTGTCATTTGTCCTCTTTCTCGATGAGTCGTATAAATGCGCGAGCAATGTACAACGCGCCTACCTCAACGAAAAATGCGCCCAAGCCTGCACGTACGCTCACGGCGAACAACAGCACGGCTGGAAGAAATGCGATAACGCATGCAATAAAAATGACGAGCATGACGGCGAGTGCGTCAGTTAGTTTCATTTTTGTCCTTGTCTTCAAGTCCAACTTTGATAAAGCCTTTTGCAAAGCCGATTGCGAACCACTCATCATACGTCATTTCTTTTTTGAACGCATTAATGATGTTCTTCTTAACTTCTGGCGTAATGATGCGTGACATCACATGATGTCCTTATACGGTGCGATAGCTTCCGTGATTGCGACGTTAATGAATTCACTAAACGTCATATTGCGAAGAACGCATGCTTTTGCAATGTTCATTAATTCGTCGCCCGTGAAGTCAATTTCGATTGTTGTGTTTTTCGAATCACTCATCATTGCTCCAAAGTATGTTTGATAGATACGGACTCACTAATGCATATTCTTCTGCTTCACGCCCAACAGCGTTAAAGATAGAGCGCAAAAGCTTCTTCTGTTTGCGAGGTAAACGTGTCGCGTAAGCAATGCATAGTCGTTTGTCACGCATAGTCACCGTCCAATATTCGCACTTTCGTTCCATGATTAGCGCGTTCGCCCTCTCATGTATAAACTCGCTGCTTCACGACACGGTGCACAACGACAACCATAATTTGCGTATGCGTTGTATGTTCCATGAATAACATAGTCCGGTACGATAACTTCTGGCGCGCACTTTTCGCAGAGAACGCGTTTGTCGCCTCTAAGCGTCTGCCAACCTGCGGCAATTGCTTTTGTCGTTGTAACGAAAAACTTCTTTACGCCGCATTCATCACATTCAATGAGCCAGCCTTTAATTTTCGCCATCATTCACATCCGTTCATGCATTTTCTTTTGAGACGGTTATCTTTGCCGAAAATAAATTGTGTGTCGCATTTTGCGCAGTGATACACATCAACAACTATGCGTCGAACGACGGGTCCAGTCGGCGGTCTGTGCGTACGCTTCTTTGTCTTCTTCACAATTCATTTGCTTTCGTGATAGCGGGTGGGCTATCGATTGTATTACGCTTTAAACGTTACGGCAGGCTTTTTGCTAATGTGTCACTGGTGTGTGCATCAATTATGTCAGAGAGTGCTTGGTAGCAATCCCACCACCCCATGTCGTAGCCCTTGCGATGCGCCAGTTCGGTTTCAGTGGGTGGGTAGTCGAGGTCGGTCATGCGCTTGTCGTCGGCTTCGACTTCTCCCTTCGACGGTGGCTTGTGCTTCAGCAGGCGCTCGGAGATGAGTTCTAAAAGGAGTTCCTCGACACGCTTGCTATGCACATCTCGTAGGGCTTGGCGTTCTTCGGGGGTCACGGTACGTCATCTCCCATGTGCATCTTATCGATGATTGCTTTGTTTCGATCGGCGACTTTCTTAAAGTCACCGTCCCAACCTTTGCCGCCCAGCCAAGCGGCGAACGCTGCGCCGAGCTCATCATCGGTGATGTTATGCTTTGCGACAAACGCGTCAAAATCGTCGAATGCTTCGCTCATTTCGTTACCGTGCGATGAATGCGCGTAAGAAATAACCTGCGGCGAACGCTATCAATGCGTGTGCGACACCTATCGACATTACAACTCCAAGCCACACATTGGGCAGAACTTGAATGCGGTGTTTGCGCGGAAGTACTTGTGGTCGCCGTAACGACGGTCCTTGTTGTCGTGAGCTGATTCGAAACGACGAAGGAGTCCGCCAACGTTCACGAGACCGTCAGTCACGGGAGTGTCATTCTTCTTTACGTTAATTGTCTTCATTGTCTTCACTTTCTTTTGTAGGTGGGGTTGCGACACGGGCGGGTAAGCGACATTCGTCATACCATTCAATTAGCATTCCGAAGTCGTTACGTAACACGTGAGTGTATGCAATCACATTATCATCAGTGTCATATTCTTCAATTGGCATATCGCATAGTGTGCATTTCATCGACGATACACCCACCAACACGTCATAATGATTGCGAACATCACAATCATAATGCCAAGCATTATGAACGGCAATTGGAGAAAGAACATCGCGCCTTCACGGTCACGAAAGTTATCGCTGAAAAACATCGCGAGACCGAAATATGCAAGCACGGGCAGTGCGAACTTAAGAATCTCGCGTATCATTCCGGCTTCTTTTTCGTTATCTCATGAGGCCAATTCTTTTTCAGCCAATGATTCGAAACAATCTTCCATTCACTTGTCATCTTCGGCGTCGCAGTTTGAATAGCCCGACATTGGTCGGGGGCGTCAAGGACGACAGGGTAAATGTGACGATACCGCCCATCGAATCGGATGTCTTTGATGATGGCTTCACCGCAATGTTCGCATTCTTCATGCGGAATGTGCTTATCAATGTCATGCGCTTCAGCGAGCGCGGTTGCTTCGCTTTCGGACGCACACGCCGTGAACACTGAACACTCGTGACACGAGAACACCCATATTTGATTAACTTTCGCCGTCATTAGAGAGGCCTCCATTCATTACAGTCGCACGTGAGTGTGCACATCATTACATTGTCGATGAGACGGTGAGCGTCAGCGAGATGTGAGCACTCACAAATCGATGTGTCAATCACCGGCTCAATGTCATACGGTATTGCAATTGTCATACTTCTCCTTCTGTGATAAGAATTCCCGTGTTCATGTCAAAACGTTCACGAACGACTTTACGCTTCTTGTTGTTCTTTTCGCTGACGAGACGAAATTGCACGAGACACGCTTCGCACGCTTGTTCGCCTCGACGCTTATGCGCACGGTACCCGCCAGCGCCAGGCTTCCCACATTCGAACGTACGAATTGCGGGATTGTTTGTCGCTGATGTGTGCGGTTGACGAGTGAATGCATCAGTGAGTTTGACGCGGCGAATCTTACGTATCTGAATGCGCTCACGCTCAGTCGTCCCACCCCAAAAGCCGTAGCGTTCATAAAGGAGTGCGTAGTCTAGGCAATCGTTTACGATGGTGCACTTATCGCACATCATTCGTACTCGAAAAGGCACCGGCTCTTCGAAAAAGTCGACCTTCGACTTTGCGCATTCGCCGAGTTCACGGATGTCGAGAAGACGACGCTTTGCGTCTTCTAACGTACCGTCAATTGTCTCTTTGTACTTCGTCATTACTTGTCCTCTTTCGTCTTACAACTTTCTTTGTGTGCGTTTCGCAAAAAACGAAACGCCCACTTTTGTCGGGCGAACCCATTTCGCCGCACACTTCACACGTTTTGCGAGCGAGCTCTTGCGCTTTCACTACAATAGCGATGCACTTTTTAACTAATTCGTCGTCATCATACGACGGGAGACGAAAGAAATATTGAATCGTTCCGTTCGACTTCGTAAGTGACGTAATCTTATAGTTATGACACAGAGCATCAAGTTGCTCGTTAGCATTAACGATTAACGGATACCAGCCAACGCTCACTCCTATGTGCGGCCAATATCCTGAACTCATTCGTTGAATGATGTCGAGCAATTGGTCACGGTAATCACCGGCATCATCAGGAATGAATTCAACGTCGCTTCGTGAGTGGCGGTTTTCTTGCACACGCACTCTCATTTGCTTCTCCCTTCATGTAACGTGAATTCGTAGATGTCACAATAACATACCTTTGTAACATCGGTGTGGCATTCGCAAAAAATATTTTCGAATCATAGAAATGAAGAAGCCTGTGCTCGGGAAGGGTGACCAAACACAGGCTCTCTTCATCTCACGTGCCGTGTGGCATGCATTAGGGACGCAAACGTGAGCGGGTTGGTGACGCTGTAGATGTCGCAACTCTTCACGGCGCGCCGGAGGAGTGGGACTCAATTATCGTAACATCGGCGATGAGTGCGTACACTCATTCTGAGACGGTGTTACTAACGAAGTGCGGCTGCTGCCTTCGCGGTGATGCCAATTGTTGAGGAATCAATGATGCCGCTCGTTTGCGCAAGCATTGGGTCAGCAAACACACGAGACATACCGATAACATTAGTTTCATTCGCTTCATTGATGCACCATTGAATGAATTCGTCAGACGTCATGCTTTCTACTTCTGGCAAATTGTGCAATTGAGAAAGCAATTGTTCGGCGTATTGTTGTGACGCATCATTAAGACCCCACACTTCTAAGTCATCGTTGTCGGGACCAATGTAGAAACGCATGCCCGTGTCGAAAAGTTTAGGCTTAAGTTCGAATGGGTTGTACTCGAAAATGCCGACAACTTGTTTGCTCGCCATCAGTGCGCCTTCCTAACTAAAGTGCCAATCTTAATTTTGCCCGTGGATACGCGTTTGAGATGTGACGCAATGCTTTTCGTAACAGACAATACGTTTGATGGGTCATTGAACGTTACGTCTGATTGCGATGACAATGATGAGACCGTGTTTGCGCCTAACGCAGTTGATAGCGCGCCAGGTATCATGCCAATGCCTGAGCCTGAGCCTCTACCTAGGAGGTTAGGCTTATTATCGAATATGCCAGTCGAAAGATATCCTGGACTCGAAGTCATTTCAACGTTCAGGTCAACGTTTTGATATGAACGCATAAAGTCAGCGGTTGCGTCAACTACGTTTTGACGCAATGATTCAGCGAACGGCGTAGGCGTAAGAGTGACGGTGCCATCGCGATTCGTTTGCGAATTTGTCATCAACGGCATTCCAATCATCGCATTTAACGCTTCAATTTGACTAATGCCCCAAGTTGTTTTCGGTTTTATTGCGTCGCCGGTGTTCTGTCTAATTTCATCAACGATCGGGCCAAAAGTAGTGTTTGCACGGAGTCCTGGTATGCGATTGGGAAGCACATCATTCATCTGTTGATTGAAGCCAAAGCCTGCGTCGTACGGGACAACGCCAATGCTCGGGTCGGGGTTAATAAAGTAATTGCTGTCGTGACGGTCGCTGTTGCCGATAAGAGCGTCGAGCAACATCATGCGTTGCATTTGATCGAAGTTCGACGCTTGAACTGTTGCGTCGCTTGTGTGAGAAGCCGTTTTAAGTGAATTACCATTAGCATCACGGATGCGGTCCATGATTACACCATTAAATTGCGCACCTGCTGGAAGTTTTGACGGGTCAGTGATGATAACCGCTGAGCCTGTGTAACTCGGCCGAATGTAGCACGGAATTGTTGCAGCGTAATTTAGTCCAAGTCGTTGCGCAAGAAGAGAAGCGTACACTTCATTGCCAATTTCTTTGTAGCCGCTTGTGACTCTTTTCGCAAACAATTGACTACCATCAGCCGCTTCGACTCTAAACGTACCTGCGTTAATTGCGCCGCCTACGTTTACCTTTGTAATTTGTGCGCCTTGTGAAGCATCAAGGTTGCCTGGCTTTGCGCATGTCGCAGCGAGTTCAGCATTCGTAATGCCCCATCCGCCGTTACGCACATCACCTGCGCTGAATGGCGCGGCAGGACTTGATGCGTCCAATTCTCGCGCACGCGCGTTTACAGCGCCAATGAATGCAGAGAATTCTTGCGTAGAGAGATTCTTTGCATTATCAATTTTTGCTTTATGCTCAAGTTTTTCTTTTTCTTCTTTCGCTCTTTTTTCTTCTTCCGCCTTAATCTTGTCTGCGGCAAGTGCTTTGTATTGCGCCCATTCGGACTCACTTGCAACTGGACGGGTCATTTGCGCCCTGCTCCACGCTCGTTGCGCAGCAGTGTACGTCTTAACGTAGACGTTTCCACCGTCGGTTTTTACGTAATAGTCAATACGCCCACGACCTTGGTCGCGAATACCGACAAGATCGCCTACAACTGTGCCTATTTCACCGTATGGAGCATCACTATTAAATGGGAGTGTTATGCGATTGCCAACTGCAAAGTCTTCCCACGGTACGCTTCCATGAGTGCCGTACCATTTTCCATTCGCATCCATAACTGGAAATGACGGAATGCGACGTTCTTCTAGCGACGGAACGCTTGCAACACGCGGTTCGCAAGAAACACTTGCAGACGACGGAATGACATGTGTTTCAACGCTTCCGTCTTCTTTGCGAACTTTCACTTCACGGGCACCGCCCGGGACAGGCTTAATGCCCGTCACAACTCCTGAGACGACGAGACCGTTTAGTAGTTTCGTAATGCGGTCGCCTACTTCAACGTTTTTAATTGAGAGTGGAATCTTTTGTGCGTACTCTTTTTGAGATGACGACTCTTGTGGTGCGGGCGGTTTGACGCTTGCATCTGGCTTCACTCCAACGTCTGGCTTACCACCTCCAACGGGCTTCGCACCACCGTCCGCAGGCTTGCCACCGCCGGGCATCTTTGCGGGTGCAGTCTTCGGCTCCGCTTGCGTACCACGCGTCACAACGAATTGAACGGTGGGCTTAAAGTAGTTCGAGATGACGTGACCGTTCTTGAACTGAAGTTTGATGCGTGGCCCACGGTCTTCTTTGCCCGGCGCAGCGGGCGTAATCGCAATCACTCGTCCACCGTCCATGAGCGGATTGCCGTGGTGAACGATGTCACCGACGCGAATCTTATCGCCATTGACGAACATTTGATTCTTGCCGTGCGGCGTGACAGTGCCGCCTTCACTCGCGAATTCACCCGCTTCAGTGCGCTCTTGCGTTGCGCCTGACACGGCGTCTTTCAAGAGAGTGCCGAGAACAATTTTGTTGGGAAGCGCCTGCTTTTGCTTCTGTACGACGCCAATGACAATCTTTTTGCTCATGTGCACAATTCTACTTCACAGTGTGAAAACACATTGCGCTCCCGAGCAAGGATTCGAACCTCGATTCACAGAACCAAAATCTGTTGTCCTGCCGTTAGACGACTCGGGAATGAGTGTTACGAAAGAACAGCGACGATTGCGTTGTACGCAATGTACAAGAATTCTTCACCGTCAACCTTGAACGTCTTCGCATTCCACGGTTGGAAGAGAACACGGTCGCCAGGACTCAATTGAAGGGTCACGTGTGCACCTGAGAGGTCATACGTGTCTTCACTAACTGAGACTACTGTCGCAGTGTCAGGTGTTTCGGCGACAGTGTCGGGAAGTACGAGTCCCGACTGCGTGACGAGTTCTTCGGGCTGCGCATCGAGTTGAAGAATGACAAAGTTATTGCGAGGTGTGATGTTCGTTGACATGGCAATGACATTACTATTCACGGGCGAGTGAGGGCACGGGTAATGCACTACACTCAATTCGGGGTGAAGGGGCGATGAGTGTGTGAATATAAGGAGCGTATGAACGCGGGAAGAGTGAGAAGAGAGCGTGAGTGCTCGGAAACGCTATAACAATTTCTTCACACTTAGACTTTGTGTAGAAGAATTTCGTTCCGAAATTATTCTACACAAAAAGTCAAAGTCTGTGTCCGCAAAAAGTGTGTGTTTAGACGCAAGCATCAAAGACCTTGCGACGTAAGGCTTTTGACGTTAGTTTTGTATTCTTTTTTGTTTTGTATTATTTTTTTATTAGTTTAGACGTCAAAGACCTTGTAACGTATAGTGAACGTTGAGTGAATTTTTGACGAATGAAATGATATGATGACATCATACGCAAAAAGCCTTACGTTCAAACGATGTGTCGAAAGTAGTCAGGCAGCGTAAGGAAAATGACGCAATGGATTAAAACTATTTGATGAGAGTGAAGAGATGAGACGTACATCACCGTATGAAGGGTACATTTTGCGTGTGCTCGACATGATTCGTTCAAACGACGGCGCAATGACAAAAAGTGAAGTGACAAAGAAATGTCGCGGGAACACAAATCTTTTAGTCGCTGCAGTGAATGAAGCGATTGACGATGGTCTGCTTGATGTGAAAAAGCAACATCAAAATGCGAATGGTCGACCTTCAGCGATGCTTGTCATCACCGCACGTGGTCGACAAGTTCATAAGCGGGCACTTCAGCGAGACATCGTTATTGTCAATGAAAAGGTGGTGCAGCCTCAATTTGCTTTCGAATCAACGTACACTGAAGATGACTTCTTGCGCATTATGAATGTCAAAATCAGTGAAGATGACGCTTACGCGTACGCATCGTACGCAGAGAGTATCGGCGATGTGTTGTTGGCGAAGTATGATGAGTTAGCGTTGGTGAGCGTACAAGAGTTTTTGAACGACACTGCACCAACGTATTGGGCAGACAAAGAGAAGTCGGACATCGTTAAGATGATGTACGCTGCTCAATATTGTACGAACCCTGCGCGCGTGGTCAACGTAATTGAAGGTGATGGAGTGTGGCGCATCAGCGCTTCTGACTACACAATTCAGCGTCTGCGTACGCTTGGCGATAGGTGGGCGTACAAGCGTTGGGCGAAAGAATTGTATGCGACATGGCGCTTCAATTAGCCTCATGCACGTGTGTGTATAACAACTATTAGATAGAAATATCTATGACACGAGATGATGATTGAGGGCTTTGAGTAGTGATAGCATAAATGACGTGAGTGATGAGAGAAAGCAGCACTCAACCTGGCTCACCTCAGCCCTCCATGTGAGTGGCCTCACATGTCAAGCGTCTCGCGCTCGAGACGTTGTGACGCACACGCGTGCGCGTGAGCGTGTGAGCGCGTGAGAGCGCACACATCGCGTGATGATGACGTCATCGCGTGATGATGAGTGATGATGAGCGTTGCGCATTACGCGTGATGATGAGCGTAATCGTAACGCTCATAACGATTCTTGCGTGATGAGCGTTCCACATTCCAAGGATTGTTGAATGTTGTCGATGAGTGATGATGCATCACGCGATGATGAGTGATGCGATGAGTGATGTGATGTGCGACGCAGCGTACGCTCTATCACACACTCGATGGCGACACCCCTGCAAACTCTTCACAATCGCAGGAAGAAACGAAACGTCGCAACCCTACCGAGATATGCCATGTGTCGCACGACGCGATAAGTGTAAACACATTTCATCGCGCACTACGCTTGATGAGTGTACACATCCAACTTGTTATGGAATAATGGAACATCCACCCCACATAAAAAATGTGTGCGTTTGCGAAACGCTATAGGGTGTTTACAAGAAAAGGAGAATGATGAAGAAGATACTCGACTTCATTGCCCAACTTCGTTGGGAGCGAAAGCAAGAGCGTGAGAAGTGGCACGCTTTACATGACCAAGATCGTTGCACGCGTTGTGAGATGCCTCGCAAATATCATGGGCGTATGCACTACGAAGGCAAGAGCACTTGCTCATTCTTCAAAGAGCCAGGAGTGAGCCGATGACCTTTGTATACAAGGACACTGATGACCTGCTCGCTCAGGTGAACGCTTACGTCGATCGAGAGCGTGATGAATACGCTGCAATGTATCAAGCAGTGATTAACGAAGGCATCGAGGACAAACTCGACAAGATGCAAAAGAACTTGTTGCGCTTCCTCATCACTGCTGGCCTTTGTTCTCGTAAGAAAGCGTCAGTATGAAGACCAACGTTGTCATCTGTGACATCGATGGGACGCTGACAATCGAGAATCATGCGCTACGCAACCCATTTGATTGGGCGCGAGTTAGCATCGACTCACCCAACCCACCCATCGTCTATTTAGTCAACTCGTTGATTGACGCTGGCATCGAGATTGTGTTTGTCACAGGACGCAGCGAAGAATGTCGAGAAGACACACTGACGTGGCTTGCGGACCACTTGTGGCTCAAGCGTGAGAACATCGAGTTGTATATGCGATCGAAAGACGATTATCGCAAGGGCCACGAAGTGAAGCGGGACATTTATCGTGAGAACATTGAAGGGAAGTGCACTATTCTCTTCTCGCTCGAAGATAAGCCGAGCCTCGTTGAGATGTGGTGCGACCTAGGATTGATGTGTCTACAAGTTAATGAAGGAGAAGATGTATGACGTTCAGACATTACAACGCAAAGAAACTTGCGTACCCAAGCGATTCGCTACGTTTCGGTTGCATGCTCAGGGCCGAAAAAGAAGTTGGCATCAATTTTGATGTGCACTTTGGCGCTCACACGTTTTCGTTCTGGTTTTACCCCACAGCAAAGTACGGGCGCGTCCCTTTCGGTGAGAGGTGAGTCGCATGAAAGAGTTGTACAGCCAAGTCATTGAGTATGAGCAAGGCGAACTCAATGAAGAAGAGACGATTGCGCTCTTTCAGAGGTTGATTGACACAGGCGATGCGTGGAAGTTGCAAGGGCACTACGGGCGAATGGCAGCGCATCTCATCGAAATTGGAGCGTGCACGCCTGCGAAGGAGAGCGAATGAACGCAATCGGCTACGCACGAACGTCAACGCAGAAGCAAGACCTCTCGCTCGAAGTGCAAGAGAAACGTCTACGCGCTGAGGCAGAGTACCGAGAGTTCGACTTTGAACTCATCGGCGAAAAAGTGTCAGGGTCAGTTGCTCCTCTCGAGCGTCCAGGACTCTCAGGTGCCCTCGAGAAGCTTCGCATTGGTGAGGCTAATGTACTAATGGTTGCGAAGTTGGACCGAGTCGCTAGGTCAATGGGTGACATTGCTCGCCTCCTCGAAATTTCGAAGGAGCAGCATTGGAACTTCATTGCTCTCGACTTGGGCGTTGATACGTCATCACCTGAAGGGACGTTAGTCGTAGGCATCATGGCGTCAATTGCGCAGTGGGAACGAGCGCGTATCCAAGAACGTACGCGTGAAGCGTTGACACAAGCGAAAGCGAATGGTAAGCGACTCGGACGCCCTCGAATTCACAAGGCAGATGTTGCATTGCGCGCTAAACAATTGCACGGCGAAGGCTTGTCACTGACGAAGATTGCGAGTGCTTTGTACGATGAAGGTTTCACTTCTTCAAAAGGCACAGCCCTTGTCCCATCAGCAATTCTAAGATTAGTCAAATAAGTATGTACATTTGAGCATAAAGTTGTTATTGTTTCTTTCGGACCCAACGTTCAGTAAAGGAGAAATGCATGGGACTGCAGATAAAAGACAGCATTGAAGGATTGCAAACGTATCGAAACGTTTTGCACATTCTGTTTGAGAAGAA